GGGCCGGCAGGGCCGGAAATGCCAGCGATGACAACCTCGGGGACAGCCTGTGTCACTTGGATCGTGTCGGTTCTTTGAGTGAGTGTGACGTCTGTGAGTTTCACAGTCACTTGTTGACTCACGACCGGGTCACATCCTGCGAAATGGTCACGGAACCGCCGAGGAGGGTGGTGACGGTTGTGCCGTTGGTTTCTTGGAGATCCCAGACAGCAAGGCCAGCGGTGAGAGCTGCCGTCGTCGTCGCCGAGAGGGTGGCGGCGAGAGTTCCAGCTGCTGCATTCGTAATTGAGCAGGAGAACGTGGCGAGGGCTGTGGCAGCATCGGTGGTTGTGCGGATCTGGGCGGCGTAGGTGCGGCCTGTGATGTTCACAGCAGCGCCGGTCGAATCTTTAATGGCAACGGAAATGGTTTCGGTGTCGCCGATTCGAATGTTAAGGGGAAGATTTGCCGGTGACATATCAGGGTCCCTTGTATGTGGAAACCATGGACGGTGAGTCGGTCGGGCCAACCTTGTCCGAAGCGATGGACGTGAGGACAGAAAGTCCGGCGGCGATGGCGGCAGTGGCGGCCAGTTGCACCCAGTCGAGGCTCAGCCAATCCATTTGGGAGGCGCCTGCCAGGGCGACAAGTGTTTGGGCGAAGGTTTTGACGGCACGTTCTACGAGCTGCAAAACGAAGGATTTGGTGAACATTACGGTTTCCAATCTGGGCTGGGGTATTCCTGCTCGTCGGGGTATTCGTGTTCTTCCGGATCGTATTCGTCCGGTTCCTCTTCGGGGCGGGTGAAGGGGATGACGTCGGGTTCGATCGTGATGGTCATTCTTCCTCCTCGTCTATCCATTCTTCCTCATCGGCGTCGACGTCGAAAGAGACAGAGACGGGGGCAGGGTTCAGGAGTGATCCGTAGAGGCAGTCCAGATAGCCGGCGGCGTCGGTGATGGAGTCTTTGAGCTGTTCGGCGTTGAAGCCTTCTTCGAGTCCACGCGCAATCCTTCCGAGCTTCATGCAAATCATGAAGAGAATTCCGGCGTTGACGTCGATGACATCGTCACCCCAAAGCGAGTTGAAGAGGTTGGTGACGCGTTGGTAATCCTCCCAGGGCGGTCCGTATGCTCGGCCACGGTCCCCATGGACCAGGGCGAAGCCGTCGAGGAGGATTGAGGGCCAGGCGGCGTCGAAGTATTCGTCGACTTCGGGTTCTTCCATGTCGGGTCCTTATGCGGAGTGGATGTGTAGGTCGCCCCAGCCTCGAGGTCCGTAGCCGGTCCCGATGCCGAGGGTGAGAAGTCCAGCGGGTGAGTTTTGGCCGCTCATGTCAGTCCACCATGAAGAGCCACCATCCATCGCGGGTGCCTGCATGAAAGTCCGGCCAGAAGTTTCCGAGCAGATGAAGTGGTGATAGTGGCCGGTGATGAGGATGTCGGCGTCTGCGATTGGTTGGCGTCCCATGACTTGGCCTTTCCACCAGTTTTCGAGTTTGGCGGCTGGATGGCCGGAGGCGCCGGCTTTGTGGCCGTGGGCGAAGGCGACTGGGATTCCGGCAATGTTGAGGACCAGGTTGTTTCCTGAGGCTAGGACGGTGGTGCAGCTGCCGTAGCGTTCCTCGTTCGCCTGGAGGATTTCGGCGACCTGTTCCACGACTGCGAGGTCGTCGTTGTCGGTGGTGCGGGTGAAGGCTTTTCCGTTCAGCCGGTTTTCGCCATGGTTGCCAGGAACAGCGGCCAGGACGATCCGTGGGGCGAGGCCGAGGACGTTGTCGACGGCTCTGAGGATGAGTCGGCGGGCGAGGCGCATTTGTTCACGCCTGTCGAGGTCGACGTTGAAGGTTTGGCCGGGGTAGTGGCCGGTGCATTGCTCCACTAGATCGCCGAGGCCGACGAGGTAGACAGTGTCGACGGGTCGGCCTGCTTTTTTGAGTTCTTTGATTCGGGCTGGCAGATAGTCGAGGGTGCGGCAGATTCTCTCGACCGTTTCGGGGGTGCCGCCATTTGGCTCCCCAGCCTTTCCGAGCTGCCAATCGGCTATGAGGACGACCAACGCTCGGTCGGGCCTCTCAGGGCCTTTCAGAGGCTTCACGGGGCGCCTCTTCTCCACTAGGCGGCAGAGGGCGTCCACATCTGGTCGGTCATAGTCCAGTTCACGCGCGCGCAATGTCGCCCGGTAATACCTCAGCCGCCGGCCGTCATGAGTGTCCCACGCTCGGACTTGGACCGATCCTTCAACCACTTCGGTGGTGAGCGGATCTAAGCCCCAGTCGGCGACGAGTTCAGACCACACCCCTGTTGTCGGGTCGGCCTCGAGGGGTGGGGTGGTGAGGGTGCCTTCTCGGCCGTTCCATGCGACGCCTGGTTCCCAGCCTTGCGGATGGGTTCGTCGGGGCCGTGATCCTGCTGCTACCTCGTCAGCGAACGAGGCAGTTTCGTCGGTGTTTTCGGATTGAGTCGCCACGGATCTCCCATCCTCTCCGCTGCATTGCCCTAGAGATTGCCTCGGCGTTCCAGGACTGGTCGGCGAGGACTTCGTTGACTTCGCCACGGGTTTTTGTGTCCATGTTTTTTAGGAGGACACAGAGTCGACATTCGATTCCGGAGCTTCGGGTTTCTTCTCGGACGTCGTCGGCAAAGCTCATTTGCGCCACCATGGGGTTCGGGTTGTCATGCGGTGCAGGACGATGTGGTCGTCAAGCCGGTCGGAAACAGTTTCGACTCTCTCGGCTGTGGAGTCAACCTTCTGTTCGATGCGGTCGAGTTTGCGCGAGTTTTCGGAGTGTTCGTCGGTGTTGATTCGACGGGTTTTCCGTGACTGCCAAATGACTCCGGCGAACGCTAAAAGTCCAGTAACAGACGCGGCGATGATGGGTTCCCACTGCATGACATGAACACCCCTGCCGGTTAGATGGTGGGGATGGCGTCAACAAACGCCTGGTCGGCTACCCAAACGGTTTGGCCTTCGACAACGATGGTGTTTGAGCCGGCGAAGATGAGGAACTGGCCGCCAGCTTGGCCGATAACCCACACGATGTTTTGAAGCTGCCCTGCTGGGATGTGCCATTTCCAGCCCAAGCCGGCGTCGGCCAAATAGATTTCGCCGGTTTTGTCGCCTCGAAGTAGGTAGCGTTTCATTTCGTCGTCCTGTGGGGTTGGGGGAATGGGTGGGGTCGGAGGGGCGATTGCGTTGATGAGCATTTGGTCGAGGCGTGCCCGGTCAGGATGTGTTGACCAGGCGTCGCTACGATCCCAAGGCTGGACATCGCCATGGCAGAATAATCCAACAGTCGAGAGGGCGTCTGTGCCAATCCAACGCGCCGCTGCATTGACGTCGATGCCGAGTAACGCCCAAAGGGAACGGATGGCTTCTCCTGCCCGACGGATCATTGCCTGTGTGTTCGGGTCGTCAGGGCTGAGGTCTGCTGAGCGTCCGGCGAGGCAGATGTGCCAGGTGCGCGAGTTGTAGCCAGAGGCGGCGACGCTGAAGGTGGTGTAGTCCGGCGGGACTAGGACGATGGTTTCTTCACTGTCGACGATTGCCGCATAGGAGCCGGGATCGGGGCGCCTCGCAATGAAGGCGGCCAGGCTTCGAGCTGTGCCAGGTCCGGTAGGACCCTCAGAGGTGTGCACTCCAACAGCCCACGTCGGCGTCGAGTTCCTTGAGGGATAGAACTGTCGCGACGCTGGCGGGTTGTCGAGTAGGTAGTAACCCATCAGGCGGGCGCTCCAGCGGGTCCGATGTCTTCAATGATGAACTGGTTGGAGTAACTCGCGTCTCCGTAGATTTGACAAGAGACAGTCCCATTAAATCGGACTTTGTGTGTGATTGAAGCAGACGTAGTCGGTGAGAAATAAAAGACTTTTGTGAGTGTGCTGATTTGAGATGCGCCGGGAATCTGGATTCGAGACGACGAATTGGCAAGGTCAACATTTGAACTATTTGTCACCCGTAGATCCACTGCACCCGCTCCCGAAAATGCGTTGCAAGAGTAGGAGTACCGGTAGCGACGATTTGCGACATGGTCGTAAGTAATAGAAAGCCCCACGTCAATAACTGTTGACGTAGTTGAGGCGGTGGTTGCAGTCTGCAAAGCAACGCCCATCACACCCCACGGGGCGTTCCAGCCCGGACCCTTGCGCCATGTTGAAGCTGAAGTCCGATGGTACAAACCTTCGGAACTGTCATTGGAGCGGACGTATGCAACCATCCCAGCCTCGGGGGCTGTGATTTGAACGTCTCTGGCCCCTGTGGATGCAAACGACATCACGGACTGTTCCATGAGGAAATTGTTGACGTCTGAGGCGGTGAGGACTGAGGCTGCTGTGAAGTTTTTGAATCCGCTACCCATGAGGGTCTCCTAATAGGCGAGAAGGTCTGTGTCGAGGACGCCAAGTGTTGCTGAGTCTAGGACAAATGGCGCGTTTTCTAATGTTGGCGAAGTAGTGAAGGTAACAACCCAGTTGTCTCGGGTGATGGAATGTTTGACGCCTTCAACAATAAGGGTTTTCACGATTTGAGCGCCGACGTCTTGTGGGGTGCGTTCCACTGTGATCCGATCACCAATGTCCAAGGTCACACATGGGGACTGGTAGGCGACTGCTCGGCGAGCGTTCACTGTCATTTGGTCGATTCGCATTTGCGGATCTTTGTATTGCTGAAGCCGGTATAGAGCAGTGTTGGCGGTGTAGTAGCCGTCGTCGGCAATGAAGTTGTCGATCTTGAGGGTCCGTTTGAAATACTTGCCCTGGGAGGTGCTGTCAGATTCGGTGTAGAAGGTGCCGTTGGGTTGCGTGACGGTGACTTCGTTGTAGATGTAGCGGTCGTCGTAGGTGAGGGTGATGTCGGCGTATTTGATTTCTCCGACGCCAGGGTTGTCGGAGAAGGTGGCTTGAGAGGTGATGAAGCTTCCGGTTCCTTCAGCGTTTCGGTCGATGAATCGGATTTTGCCGTCGACTGACATGAAGAGGCGGCCTTGTTCAGCGGTTTCCACTTCTTTCAGGGCGTCGAGGAGTCCTTTGCCGAAGACTTGAACTCCGATGACTGTGGAGTCTCCGGTGTTGAGGTCAAGGCCGTCGGTCATCCAGTCAGCGAGGTCGGCGAGGAAGGTGATTCGTTCGTCGGTGCGGGTGCCTTGAAGGTAGGTGCCTGCTCCGATTTGATAATGGGCGAGAACTTCGGCGGCTGTGAGCATTACTCCGCTGTAGACGGTGAGGTGTTGGATTGAGCCTTTGAAGTAGCTGGGGAAGTTGTTGGCCAGTGTGGCGCTTTTGTTGAAGGGATAGCCGAGGGTCATAAAGGAGTATTGATTGTCGACGACATCGGTGAATCCACCAGAGGAGGTGGCGAGTTGTCCGTCGACGTAAAGGTTGAAGGTGTTTCCAAATGAGGCGTCGGACTGATAGACGAGGGCGATGTGGTGTGGTTTGCCGTCGTTGACAATTATTGAAGAGCCTTTCGTCGTCATCGTGCTCGAGGTGCCACGATGACCGAACTGGGCGGAGATTAAGGCGATACCGCTAAAGACGCTCAGGCCGCAAGATCCGCCATGAATGAAGTTTCCGTGGTTCCAGATGCCATAGTTGCCGGTGGTGGATTCGGTTGTTTGGATCCACATTTCAGCGGTCCATGAACTCGCTTCAGCGCTTATTGGGTCGACGATTTGAAGAATCTTTTGGCCGTCGAAGGATGAGGATGTGGCAGGGTCGTCGGCGAGGAGTGCTTCGCCGGGTGTGCAGTAGGAGTTCACGCCAGCGGTTGAAGACATCCACTGAGCCGACGTTGCTGTCCACTTCGCCACTTCGAAGGCGTAGAAACTGCCGTTGAAGTCGGCGAGGGGATACCAGGCGGTAGGTGCCGCTGCCAAGATCGTTGTGTTCCAGTAGGAGGGGAGTTTGAATTCGTTGAGGACTTTAAAGGCGTCGGAGGCGGTGACAGCCACTGTCGACTCGTTCGGATACGAATAAGACTGGGGCCACTGTTCAATGAATCCGAAGAAGATGGAGCGAATGGTGCCGCCGGATGGGGTCACTCGGATTCGGATGGGGCGAAGAGGTGTCAGTTTCCCGTAGTAGGTGCCGGCGCTGTTTTCTGGGTCGAAGAGTCGGGTTCGGTTGTCAAGAAGTACCTGGCAGGAACCGGCCGAGTAGGCGTCAAGTTCGGAGGAGCGGCCACGCGAGGTGGAGACTTCTCGGACGTGTTCGGTGATGTCGGTCCAGGTGATGTCGGTGAGGTTGCCGCCGATAGGGACTCGGCCGGAGCCGGCTGTGGTGGAGAAACCAACCTCGACTGTCAAAGCCATTCCGTCGAAGAGCAGCTCACTCATGATCGCCAACTTGGTCCGGAGCGGCGTTCGTAGCTTGAGATGGCTTCGACGATAGTTTGTCCGATAGCGGCTTTGTCGGCGGTGGGGGAGACGTTGACGTTGATGGTCACATTGCCTCCGCCACCACTGCCCATGCTGCCGCCAGCATTGGAGAGGAGTGCTTTGTTCGTGGAGAAGGCGTCAACAATCTTTCCGTATCCGGAGGGGACGAACAGTTCTGGGCCTTTCTCGCCGACAATGTATGGGCTGCCAGCATCGACTGAGCCGCCGGTCCACATTTCGCCAAACAAGGCAGTGAATTCGCTGGCTGTAAGGATGATCCCTTGGGCCTGTAATTGTTGGATGAGTTTGCTTTTTGCGTTTGAGAGGGAAACTTCGGCTTCGATGCGAATTTTGATTTGCGGATTTTGAAGGCCCAGAAGGAAGAGCTGCAAAGACATGTCTTCGATCCGTTTCCGGAGTGGACTGTCGGGGGCCAAAGTTTGCGCTAGTTCTTTCAACTTTTGCGACTGGATCATGTGGCCTTCGCCTGCCGCCAAAGTCTTCCCCTCGAGGGCTGCTTGGGCTTCAGCGGCTGCAACAGCAGCTTCCGCTTCCTTCAAAATGGCTTTCTCCAAAGCCAACTCTTTTTTGGTGCGCTCGTCAGCTGTCAAACCACCATCGGTGAGACTCTTGTTGTATTCCACCAACGCCTCTCGCGTAGCGATCTGGGCTTCTGTGTTGCTGATGTTCAGGTCGTAAACATCTTTCAAAGCGTCATATTGCTCTTTCAAAGACTCGGCGACAGCGTCGAGTTCAACTTTCAAATCCGCTTCCGCTTCGGCCTGCTCCAAAGTTTTTCCTTCATTCAAACCTTTTTGAATGTTGAGCTGCCGGATGACTTCCTGCTGCTGGTTGTAGGCGTCGATACCGTTGTAAAGGGTTTCGATGAGGCCTTTGTCGGCGGCGCCGGTTTCGATCAGGCGGGCGATGAGTTCATTTTGAGCGCCACCGGCTTCGCGAATGGTTTTGATTCGGTCTTCAACAGCCCCTGTGAGTCCTTCTTGCTGAAGTTTCAAAGTTGCTTCGACAAATCCCTGTTCCACCAAAGAATCTCGGTTGTCGTCGATAACGTCGGAGAACTGGGCGACAGTGATGCCGGCTTTGTTCAAATTGTCGATTTGATTTTTGGATGCCAAGATGGCGCCGACGGTTGTTTGAGTGTTGGCCGTCATTGCCCCATTGAGTTCATTGAAAGTGGGGATGAGGGCGTCGATGTCTTTTTTCACTGCCGCTTGCTCGTCGGCGTAAGACTTGTAAGCAATGCCACCGATGACAGCAGCAGCGCCGACCGCTAAGACTGCCGGACCTAGAAGAGACATTCCGCCGGCAGCGGCGGCAGCGCCAGTAGAAGCAGCGCCTGTTGAAATGTTCATGGAGGCGATGGCGCCTTGGGTGCTGACTGCTTTGACTGCCGTATCGGCCATGGCAGTGCCAGCGGCTTTCACTGCCGCCGAAGCTGCTGTGAAACCGGCCACCAGTTTCGGACCAATCAATGCCACCCCTGTCAAACCAATCAGACCGGTTTGGACAGGACCGGGGAGCATGGTGAAAGCCTCTGCCACCAAGGTGATTGTTTTTTGAATTTGGGTGTAGATCGGAAGAAGCGACTTGCCGAGAGCCGCTGAAGTGTCTTCCATGGACGCTGCTGCTCTTTGCTGCTGGCCTTGGGCAGTGTCAGCTTCTCTCGCAAACTGTCCCTGGGCGAATGCTGAGCGTTCCGTGACAAGAGCCAAAGTTGCTTGGCCTTTGGCGTACGCGTCGACAGACGATTCAGATTTTGCCAAGCCCATCGAAACGGCTTTGGCGTTAATCTCAGAAGCCTTCAAAGCAATGCCGAAACGCTCCAACGGATCGAACTCGCCTCGAAGAGCCGACCCCAAAGCAGAGACAGCGTCGTTTGTGTTGCCGCCAAGAGTGGCCGCCAAATCGGCGCCAGTCTTAGTCAAGAAAATGGATTGCTTCGCTGCCTCTTCCGCTGAAAGCCCAGCACCCTTCAAAGAAGCGCCAAGGCGTGACGTCAAAGAACGAGCAGCGTTCTCTGACAAACCAACAACGTCGGCGGCACTTTTTGCGAATTCGTCGACACTGCCAGCAGCACTACCAAAGACAGCAGCTGTTCCGCCGATGGATTGTTCTAGATCGCCAGCGGCTTTGACCAGTTTTTGGGCGCCATAAAGAACAGCGCCACCGAAAAGGGCGGTTCGGAGGACATCGCCAGACTTCCTAGCGTTCTCGCCGAATCCAGCAATTTTGCCTTCCGCTTTTTGAAGTTCTCGGGCGAGTTGCGAGGAATCGCCGACAATGGCAACTCTGACTCCGCTTTTGTCACCGATTGCCATTTGGGCCTCACTCGTCCCAACGCTTTGCGTCCGGCCCATATTCGGCGGACTCTCTGCGTCTTGTTTGAACTTCGAACATAGCGTCGAGGAAGTGGTCGGGTTCCTCTAAAAGTACGGACATCGAGATACCCGAGTCAATCGCCAACGCTGCTACAGCGAGGGTGAAGAACTCGGGTCCGTAGGGGTTGGCTCTTCTTCCTCTACCGTCACAATGTCCACCGATTCGACGGTTTCAATCCAATCATCAAAGGAGACGATGTCTGGATTGACTCGTTTCGCTGCACACCATCCGAAGAACCACAGATGTTCCTGGCGGACACCTTCTTCGGAGAACATGGCGGCCACTGGGATTTTGAATTGACGTTCGAACCGGATGGCGTCGGCCTTACGCCCTGCGGCTTGAAGGTCGGTTCCGTCTTCGAATGTGATTTTGTATTTTGCGAACATGGTCGGGCTGTCCTTTATCTGAGGGCGGATTGAACTGCTTTATCGACTGCTCGGCCAGCGGCCTCGACGAGTCGATCTTGGGTCTGTCTGATACCTGGATAGACGTAGCGTCCATACTTTACGATCGGTCGGACGATTGTTTGGTTTCTGCCAGGGCCACGGTTTCTAAGTGTGCCACCAAAGTCCAGCCACCCAAAGTATGGAGCGAAGGATGACTTGCCGCCGGCTACGACATAAAGGGTATTTCCGCCTGCCCTTGCTTTCAAAGTGAACTGGGCGCGACCGGAAATCTTTGGGACCCTTTGCATAATGGCCGGAAGGGTGTTGACGATGATGGCGGCTTTGAGGTCTTCGCGTAGTACCGGGACGAGGTCCGGATGTATCTTTCTCAGATACTTCCGGACCTCGGCCAGATTGCTGATGTAGACCCCAGCCGGTAAAGCCACTAGCCGTTCTTGGCGATGGTGCTAGCTGCGCGCCAGCTGCCCGAAACGGTGATTGGGCCGTCGACCGGTGAATCGACTGAGAAGTCGAAGAAGCCGGTTCCGTACCAGTAGACGTTCGGAGCGTTGGTGATATCTGGGTACAGGTAGAACTTGCGGGCGTCACCATCGACAGCGGCCGTGTAGGACTGTGCGGTTGCGTCGTCGAAGTAGCCGGAGAAGCTGCCCTGAGCGTCAGGAAGGCCCGAAA